ATTACTTTGAGCAAGCAATTGATAATTGCTGGGGCGAAGGTTCTAGTAAATTACTTTTCGGCGAAGCAAAAACATTATCAATGTTTTCAGATTTCTTTGAAGGGATTGCTCCATATTACGAAGAGGCAAGTAAAAAACGTAAAGCTAAATACTTGAAGAAATAGCAGGGATAGGGAGCTACTTATGCTCCCTATTTTTGTTTTTGGAGGAATTATGGATAAATATGGTTTACCTGTCTCTACTATAATAAATGGAAAAGAAATACCATTTAATGCTGATTTTAGAGATATACTAAAAATATTTGCAATTTTAAATGAGCCTAATTTATTAGAAACAGAACGGATTGAAATTGCGTTAGAAATGTTTTATAATGATAGTGAATATAAGGAAGATATTGAAACAGCAATAGATGAAATGTTTTATTTTATCAGTTGCGGAGATGAAGAAACATCTAATACTTCTGAGAAGCCACTATATGATTGGGAAAAAGACTTTAACCTTATTGTAGCACCTGTCAATAAAAATTTGGGATATGATTGTAGGGGTAAAGAATTTTTACATTGGTGGACATTTTTAAGTGCCTTTATGGAAATGGGTGAATGTACTTTAAATACTTATATGGGTATTAGAGACAAACTCAATAAAGGCAAAAAATTAGAAAAATGGGAAGAAAAAATATATCGAGATAATATAAATAAAATACTAATTAAACCCAAGTATGATGATGAAACGCAAAGAATTATAGATGAAATTATGGGAGTATAATTATGTCAAGGTTTGACGGTAACATTGTTGTTGGAACAAGTGTTGATGTCGGTGGCATTAACACAGGTTTAAACAAAATAACTTCTTCTTTCTCCAGGTTAGCAAGGAGCGTTAGCAATAGCGCTCTTGTTAACCTATTCACAAAAGCGGCATCTGCTGCATCTGACCTTGTTGAAGTTCAGAACGTAGTGGATGTTTCTTTTGAGAATATGAGTTGGAAAGCAGAAAGGTTTGCAAAAAATGCCATTAAACAGTTTGGTATGTCGGAATTAGCGGCAAAACAAACCGCCGGCTCATTTATGGCAATGGGTAAAGCTGCTGATTTAGGAATGGAAAATGCAAGTAATATGGCTGTTAACTTATCCGCATTAACAGGTGACTTCGCGTCTTTCTATAACATATCACAGGAGTATGCTCGAGTTGCTTTATCAGCTGTATATACAGGTGAAACTGAAACACTAAAAAGATATGGTATTATTCTTACAGAGGCTAACTTGCAAGCATACGCAACTACACAAGGCATTGAAAAGCAAGTTAAAGCTATGAATGCTAGAGAAAAACTTATCTTGCGTTATATGTATGTAATGGATAAAACTCAAGACATACAAGGCGACTTTGTTAGAACGCAAGATAGTTTTGCAAACCAGACACGTTTACTTTCACAGACTTGGACTCAATTTTTGCAGGTTTTAGGTAATGGTGTTACCACAGTATTGGCACCTGTTCTCAAAGTAATAAGTCAATTAATCGTTAAATTAAGACAATTTACAATGATAGTATTATCTATAATTGGCAATATTTTTGGTATTGATTTTTCAATGCCTACTTCTGAGATGGAAGGTTACTCTGATGCTGTTGATGATGCTGCTGAAGCCGAAGAAGAATTGGCTGATGATATTGGTAAATCAAGAAAAGCTGCTATGAAAGCAATAGCGCCTTTTGATGAATTGAATGTGTTAAGAACTCCAAGTTCTAGTGGTGGTAAAGCCGGCGGTGCTGATATATTCGGAGACTTTAATGCTGATTTACTTTATGATTGGCCTGATGTTGTTGATGATATATTCTCTTCTACTATTGATAACTTTTATGATTTTGGTAGATGGTTGAGCACAGGCTTTGCAGAAATATTAGATAGTATTCCTTGGGATTCCATATTCAATGTAGCAAGACAGTTCGGTATAAACTTGTCTGACTTTTTAAATGGACTTATTGACCCCAATACATTTACAGAATTGGGTGAAACTTTGGCTAATGGTCTTAATACTGTTATATATAGTATTCAGTCCTTTGCTCATAATTTTAAGTGGGAACAAGCTGGACAAGCAATTTCTAACTTTATAAATACATTGTTTTCCACATTTGATTTTGAATCTGCCGCTGATACTATTAATACCTTGGCAAAAGGATTGCGTGATATGTTTGTTACTGCTATCGGTCTTATTGAATGGGATGAGATTGCAGACAAAATAAAAAACTTTATAAGCAAAATAGATTGGCGAGTAAAGTTAGTAGCGTTCGGTGCTATTTTAGCGGCAGGTTTGGCATTTTTATTCAAAACTGTATTAATGCCAACATTAACTTTCTTAATAAGAAAACTTATAGGTACTTTATTTAAAGAAGTAGTTGTTAAAGCATTGGAAGCTAAATTTGGAAAAGGGCTTGTACCTGTGCTTAAAGGTATATTTGCTACATTAGGAACAAAAGTAATTTTACCTGCTATTCTAGCTATTATTGCTGCAATATCGGGATATTTCGCGGGGAAAAATTTATTAGGGCCTTTATTTTTCCCTGAAGACAAAGATTATTATAAAGACTTTACTTTATTTAAGTTTATAAAGCAGCTTGTAAATACTGATTTAGCTACATTAGGTAAATCAATAAAAGCATTATTAACTGATTTGGATAGTATAGCTGTTATGTTTGTTCCAATAGGAGCATTTATAGGTTCAATATTAAGACTTATAGATAGTATAAAAAGTAAAGATATTACAGGTACAATAGCAGCATTATTCGACACTGTTTTGAATGGTATAGGGCTTATTATACCTCCTTTTGGAATGTTCTTAAATACATTACAACTTGTATTACGAATATTAAAATCCAAAAATGTTAAATTTAAACTGTTTGAGTCACTTTTAGAATCATTAGATAAAATCGGTTTAGGAATAGAAGACCAGAAAAAATATATTACAACTTTCTTTAAATTTGTGTCGGGTATATTTTCTGATATGGCTACAATAGCAAATTTTTTCATTGAATTGATATTAAAAAAGATTAAGTCGGAAATAAGTGTATCAATTAATATATTGTCCGCTTTTCTTAAATTCATAAATAAATATATAACAAAGACATATAATAATATTTCTTCTATAATAAATAGTCTTATAACCTTATTTGTAAATGTTATATTTTCAATATCTGATATTGTTATTAAAGGTGCTTCAAATATTGTTGAGTTTGCTAAATCTGTTATATTTATTATAGTAGATAGTATTAAATCATTCAATTCTACTATTGTACAATTAGCTTCTATTTTAGTATCAAATGTGCTTTCTTATATTTCGGGTTTGGTTACTTCAATTACACAGCCTCTAAACATTATCTTACAAATTGTATTTAAGTGCTTTGAAGGAATTAACACAATAGCATATAATTGTTTATCAGCTGTATGGAGTGTAATAACAAATTTAGTTACTAATATAGCAACAGTAGTTCAAAATCTTTTTAACGCAATATTAAAAGCATTTCCTGACTTTGTTTCAAAAATAACTGAAGGATTAAAGCCTATTATTGATACACTAAATAATATTATAAAAGCAGCAGCAGAGGCTGCTAATACTCAAGTTAATCCTATACCTGGCCCCGTAACAGGACATAGCAATACTACATCACCTAATGTTAATACGGGTTCAAAACCTAGTTTAAAACCTAAAGGGCCGTCAAAAATAGCAAGATTGGCAATGGGAGCTGTTATACCTCCTAATGCACCTTTCCTTGCTATGCTTGGAGACCAAACAAGTGGTACTAATGTTGAAGCACCACTTGATACAATCAAACAAGCTCTTGTAGAGGCTTTAGCCTCTAACGGTTTTGGTGGTAACAACGATATAATTATACCAATAACAATAGACGGCAGAGAAATCGCAAGAGCTGTTGCAAAACAAAATGATATATTTAAAAGAAGCACGGGAAGGAGTTTAATATAATGGCATATCAAGGTTATTTATTAAAAGTTGGCGATTATACTTTTCCTATGCGAGGTATAATTCTTAAATCGTATAAAGTATCTTGGAAAGTTCAAGACTTAGACCCTTATCGAGATGCTAATGGTGTATTACATAGGAACGCACTTAATCACGTTCCTGCTAAGGTTGAGTTTGAAATGCGTAGTGGCTTAACAAACGCAGCTTATGATGTTATAATGAATAATATAAGAAGTCAATATACTAACTCGCTTGAAAGAAAATCATCAGTTTCTTTATTCATTCCGGAATTAGGAGAATACAGAACTCAAGATATGTATTTAGCGGAACCCGAAATAACAATAATACGGCAAGAAAATAATAATACATTAATTTATGATAAACTTAGATTTGCGTGGATAGGATATTAATATGATTACTTACCCTTACGAATATTTGTTTAGACAAGATTCTGTACATAAACAACTAATAATAACAGACGGAGAAATCACTCTGACTAATTCAGATATTTACCAGGAGTCTTTCGAATTAGAAGAAATATTGTCTGCAACAAGAGACCTTACTTATGGTTCTTGTAATTCTGCCACCCTCAAATTCACTACATTTAATTTAAGTGCATTTAAGGGTAGAACTTTAACTGTTTCAGTAGTGTTAGACGGGCATATAGAAGACCCTTTTACTTTTGGAACTTATAAAGTTTATGAAGATAAATTAACAGCAGACAGAACTAAAAAAGATATACTTTGTCACGATGCTTTGTATGAAGTTATCAATGCGAATGTAATTGATTGGTATAATACGATCCTTCCGGATATGAATACTACTGTTACCTTAAAACAGTTCAGAGATTCATTCTTCAATCATTTCGGAATTACACAGGAAGCAATCACTCTTGATAACGATACAGAAACTATTGCTAAAACAGTAAGCGGAGAAGTGCTTTCGGGTGCGGAAGTCTTAAGAAGAATTTGTGAAATGAACGGAGTGTTTGGAAGAATCAATAGACAGGGCAACTTCGAATACTTCTATGTTCACGCAACAAACAACCCGTTATATCCTGCATTAACACTTTACCCCGATATTAACTTGTTCCCTTCGTTTGACGGACAGTATGACGCAAACGTAATCGGAGAGAACGGCACTTATATTTCTGCACAGTACGAAGATTATGATTGTATGCCTGTTGATAAATTGATAATAAGACAGGAAGACGGGGACGCAGGGGTTGAAATCGGAACGGGAACTAATAAGTATATCATTCAAGGCAACTTCCTTTTGTTCGGAAAATCTGCAACAGACTTAACAAGAATTGCCAATAAGATTTACACCCATATAGCGGACGGGGCATATTACAGACCTTGCGAGATAGAACTTAAAGGCAACCCTTGTATTGAGATAGGGGACGGAATAGCACTTGTAACAAGAAACAACGATAGAATAGTTACCTTCGTTACTCATAGAGTTTATAGCGGAATACAAGCACAGAGAGATATTTATTCGGCAGAAGGAACTGAATATCGTGACGAAGATGTAAATTCTTTTGATACACAGATTAAACAGTTAAGAGAAAAATCAAACATCTTAACAAGAGATTTAGAACATACAGAGAGTGTTATTACGGACGAGATATTAGACCCCGATAACCCTACAAGTTTAGTTTCACGAATTGAACAGACTTCGGATAGCATAAGTGCGGAAGTAACAAGAGCGACTACGGAAGAAGGCAAAAAACTTAATAAGACAAGTCCCACAGGACAGACAAGTTTCTCTTGGGAAATGACCGATTCCAAAATGGAATGGAAACAGAATGGTAACAGAATAATGCTACTTAATTCTTCGGGATTGGAAATCAAGGGAAAAGTTACCGCCGAAAGTGGATATATCGGAAACGGAAGTAGTGGTTTTACTATTGCAAACACAAGTATTTACAACTCGGACACAAACAACGAAGTTAAACTTGACGTTTCTTCGGGGTTATTGATAAGAGGAAACACACCCGAAATTACAGTAAAAGAGAATGAAAACAGTACAGTATGGAATGAGTCTAAAATTGACCCCACAGGTATTCGTTTTTATTCACACCGCAATAATAATTCAATTCAAATTGGAGATTTACAACCATATTTCGCAGAATACGGAACGGCTAAAACAAGAGGATTAAATTTAAGCCTTGCAGGAATTGACGATACATCTTCTTCTAATGCGATTGTTGCGAATTTATATATGGCAGGGGCGGTTCCGATAATGAACGGAACTACTCCGACAGGGAAATTTACACCTGTCTTAAATTTTCAAAATGCAAACAACGAAAGATTATCCATAGAAATAGACCAAGTGTACGCACCCAATGCCGAAATGTATGCAATTTCGTTTAATCAAACTTCCGACAGACGAAAGAAGAAGGACATAGAGAAACTCGACAATGAAAAGGCAACGAAGTTTATACTGTCATTGAAACCTTGCGAGTTCAAAATGAAAGAAGACGATACCAAACATCACGGGTTCATAGCACAGGAAATTAAAGAGTCTATGTATGATGATTGGGACTTGCATAAAGAGAATGACGGAACGCAATATCTTTCATATACGGAACTGATAGCCGATATGGTAGCAACGATTCAAAACTTACAGAAACAGATAGACGAATTGAAAGGAGAAAATGATGGCAAGTAATATTCAACCCACAGGTCTTGATTGGAAAAACTTACCGCAGAAAACTACACCGATTTCGGCAGAGAACTTAAACAAAATGGCTAATACCATTGACGATTTAGTTGAAGCGGTAAACCCCCTTAACACAGTTGAAGCAAACCCCGAAGGCACACCGACAGAAGGACTTGAAAAAGTCGAGATTGACGGGACATTGTACGAAGTAAAGGGCGGTCACAAAATCTTAAATGATAGTGGCTCTACATTAACCCAAAAAGACAACCTTCAATTCAAGGGTGTTTACACACAGAATAACGGCGATAATACAGAAGTAAATATTTGCCGTACAATGACAAAAGCACAAATGGAAGCCTTATCGGGAGAAGAACTCAAAGGGTTTATCAATACTTCAGACGAACCCAATGGTTTACCTTTAACTACTGATTGGATTGAAACAGATAACGGAGATAGTCTTACCGATAGAATTACTGATATTGAAGACGGAATTTATGATGCGACATACCCGATAATTTCTTCAAGCGAAACAGAAATCGGAAAATGGATTGATGGAAAGACTTTATATAGAAAAGTTATCGATTTAGGAAGTTTGCCAAATGCCACAAGCAAAAGTGTTGCACATAATATAACAAATCCTGCCACTTTTGTGAAGATAAGTGGCGCTACCGTTTCGGGTGGAAACAGATTACCTTTGCCTCACGTTGACACTTCGGGATTACAGTATTGTATTTCACTTTATGCAAATGCAACAGACGTTATTGTTGTTACAGGTTCAAACAGAAGTAATGTTACAGGTTTTGCAATTCTTGAATATACAAAGAACTAAAAAACAATGATAAACCAAAAGGAGAATAAACTATGGCTCTATACAAAGACGGAAACCCCGTATCGGGACTAAACTCAATACCGAGATTAACATTAGCACAGTATAACGCATTAAATGTAAAACCCGAATTTTGGGTTAGAACAGACGCACCCGAAAGTTACAAGAAGTTGAGTGCAGACCAAGTGTCTTATGACAGTAATAATACTGTTAAGGATAAGATTGACTCAATCGGTAATGTTCCTGCTACGGCAACAAATAATACAACATATATAACAGACGCAAATAATAAAGTGTCCATTGTACAAATAGGAAAACTTTGTGTTATATCGGGAAGATTCGTCACAACGGCAGTAAAGCCCACAGGACAAGACCCGTTCTATACAGTTCCACGCCCTGCGAGTGGTGCGGTTATCCCTGTTGCAAATATATCGGGTATCGCTTTTATCATTACTGATGATGGAAAACTGACCGCTAACGCACAAGTGGCAACAGGAACTTATAATATTATGTGTGCTTATATTACAACATAAATTGGAAAAGGCGAGAACAATAGAACATAAAAAGGAGAAATAAACTATGAGTGATATTTTAATGAACGTTACAGAACCTATAGGACAGGTTACTTCAAGTGATTGGATAAACATAGGTACTTTTGCGGTTACAACAGAAGAAACAGAAGTAACTATCCCCGATATTAGTGGATATAAAGAATTATTGATTTATATTCAATCTAATGCAGATGTTCGTGGCTCTTTAGTGATTCCTGTTAGCAAATTTGACGACGGTAGATATAACTATATGCCTGCTATTGGTGGAACAATGTCTTATGCTATTATACGGTATATTTCTAATACAAAAATAAGGGTTTCCGCAGGTCTTTCCGCATATAATTATATGGTAATTTACGGAAGATAACTAACCAAAAGGGGAAAACAACTTGTGAAACCCAAACCACACATTGTATTTTTGGAACGACAATTATGTAAGCGAAGAAAATTGGTCTGTGTCCGTTATAGTCGGAATGAAAGGAAAAACAATGACAGTAGGCAAACTAAAAGAATATCTAAATGATATTGATGATAATGTTGAGATAAAAAAGTTATTACTTCGTTGTGAAAACGGATATGCTATTCAGTCAAAAATGCGTTGGATAGACAACGAAGATATAATTGAAGAACTCGAAAAGACAAGAAAAGAAATACAAAGCATAATTGCTCTTGCGGACTCCCGTGAAGAAGATACAAAGTTGGCTTATCAATGTCAAATTGTAATAAATGAACGAATATCCGAACTAAAAGAACAGTAAAGGCGAAAACAATGGAAAAAACATACGAAGAATGTGAAAAAGTCTGTTGTAATTGTAAGCACAATATTCGAAAAGGCGAAATCACAAACATTGAGTGTTATTGTGAGATAGATAATCACTATATCGGATATGTTAGTTGCTTTACGGACAAGTGCAAAAGGTGGGCAAAAGTAGAGAACAATAACCCTTGAAATTTTATCACTATGGGAACTATAATAATTTTAGTAGCATTAACACTTATTTGTATTATCATAATTATTACAGATTATAATGATAAATAATTTGACATATTCCTGTAATAAATAGTATACTTAAATTAATAAGGGAGGTATTAATATGGTTATTCCTGATAAGGTTTATGATGTTTTAAAATGGATTTGTATTCTTTTTCTTCCAGCTTTAGCAACACTTTGGTTTACACTTGGAAAGATATGGGGATTTCCTTACCTTTCAGAAATTGAAGCTACAATTATAGCTATTGATACATTTATGGGAGCTCTTCTTGGTGTTTCCACAATATCTTATAAAACAAAGAAATTGGAGAATGAATGATGAAAAGTAGCGAATTTGTAAAAAAACTCCTCGAAGTATTAAACTATAAAACCTGTTATGCGAGTGGTACTTTTGGGCAAAGTGCTACTCCAGGTTTTATAGACCAGAAAGCAAGACAGTACCCTAAATGGTATACACTTAGCAGAATTTCAATGTTAAAAGCACTTCCGGATGATACAAAGTTATTCGATTGTGTGGGATTGATTAAAGGAGTTATGTGGGGTTTTCCCAATATGGTATATAAGTCAAACGGTGTTCCTGATGTATCAGACCAAGGTATGTGGGATATGTGTAATGAAAAATCAGAAGATTTTTCAAACATCAAACCAGGCGAATTACTCTGGATGAAAGGACACGTTGGTGTTTATATTGGCGAAGGTAAAGGTATTGAATGTACTACTTCTTGGGATAACAAAGTACAAATTACAGCTGTATCCAATATTAATGCTATAAATGGCTTACACTCAAGAAAATGGACAGGGCACGGCAAGTTACCGTTCATTGACTATTCAGAAATCACATTTGAAAAACCTGTAACTCAATCAACTAAAAAGACTAATGAAGAAATAGCCAAAGAAGTTATTGACGGTAAATGGGGAAATAGCCCTAACAGAAAAACAAATTTAACAAAAGCCGGATATGATTATAATGCAATTCAGAAAATTGTTAACGATATGGTTAATAAAAAACCTGAAGAAAAAGCTGAATACCATATAGTTAAAAAAGACGAAAGTTTATCACAGATAGCAAGAAAATATGGCACTACTTGGCAAAAGCTTATGCATCTTAATAACATTAAAAACCCCAATCTTGTTTTTCCGGGAGAAAGGCTTAAGGTAAAATAAATGGGAGAAGCTATTGTTGTTGCAATTATAACAGGACTGTTTGCATTAATAGGTACTGTATCATCTAATCTTGCTACACATTCAAAAACAATGTATAGAATTGAGCAATTAGAGAAAAAACAGGACAAGCATAATTCTCTAATTGAAAGAATGTATTGTGCTGAAAATGCAATCAATATACTTGATGAAAGACAGAAAAGTATATTAAATGATATAAGCGATTTAAAAAAGGATGTTATTAATGATGGAAAATAATGAAACATTAGCTAGCGAATTGATACACGAAATTAAAGCACAGTCAAAAAGAAAAGATGCAATTATAATATTGTTAATATGTATCATTTTTTCACTTGTCGTGGCTTGGATTATCTCTTATAATTTGCCACAGGACGAAATTTTGACAGAATCGTATGAGATGCAAGGCGACAGTGGTTCTAATGTATTTTACAACGGACAAGGAGAGGTGCAGATAAATGAGCCGAATTAAAGTTACAAGAACAACAGTTAAAAGAAGACGTGGAAATAGAAGGAAACGTAAATGAATGTTTCTGGTTTCACAAAACCCGAGCTTGATTATTTTAGGGAAAACTGTAACTTCACAACACTTGAAAGACAGTTGTTTGAGCTACGAGCACAAGGTGTTTGTTTAGACGAAATCGCAGAGAAATTAAATATATCAAGAGATTGGGCGGGTAAAGTCAGTCAAAAAGTAAATAGAAAAATCTTAAAAATACTTTAAGAGTACATTTTTAATACATTAAGGACACATTAAATAATGTGTCTTTTTTGTTTACACTTTAATTATAACAAAGGAGGAAGTTACTATGGATATGAGAAAATTATGTGATATGCTGACAACCAAGGAAGATATAAAGGACATTCCATTAATGTACATATTCAGAGTAACTTTCGCTATTTTTGAGTTAATAAATTCAGGCGAATATTTTTTAGATAGCAGGGAGAAAGAAATATGGAATGGGTAATGTATAATCCTAATCCCACAAATCGTCACGTAGGTGATTGTGCAGTCAGAGCTACTTCAAAAGCACTTGATTTAAGCTGGGAAGACGCATATTTAAAATTATGTGTTAATGGATATGTATTAGGTGATATTCCCAATTCTAATGAAGTTATGTCAGAAACACTTAAACAAGCAGGTTTTGAACGGCATTTTATAGAGAATACTTGCCCGGATTGTTATACGGTAAAAGATTTTTGTGAAGATTACCCTGAGGGTAATTATGTTGTATTCTCAAGCGGACACGTTTTATGTGTTAAAGACGGCAACTACTATGATGCTTGGGATAGCGGCGATAAACCTGTATATTTTTATTTTTCAAAGGAGGAAGTAAATGATGGCGTATAATTATCCATACCCTTACAATCAACCCAATTTTCAGATGCAGCAAGCTCAGCAACCAATGCAAATGTCTATGCAACAGACACAGCAAATTCAAACGAATGGCTTAATAGCTGTTCGTACAGAAGACGAGGCAAGGAATTATCCAGTTGGTTATGGTAATAGTGTAACATTTAAAAATGAAACTGAACCTTATATTTATACTAAAACAATGGGATTTTCACAACTTGATAGACCAATTTTTGAAAAGTTTAAATTGGTTAAAGAAGAAACTGAAGGCGAAGCTAAAGAAGTTATTACTAAAATTGATAATTCCGCATTAGATGAAATCAAAGCCGATATTGAGTCTTTATGGGATGAGGTAAAATTCTTAAGAGATACACGTAATAAAGGTACGAAGAAAAAGGAGGCAAGTGATGATTAATCCAATGAACTTAATGTCAATGGTTTCTCAATTCAAACAGAACCCAATGAGTTTATTAGCTCAGAGATTTAACTTGCCTCAGAATATGAATGACCCTCAGCAAATTGTTCAGCATTTACTGAATACAGGGCAGATTTCACAATCACAAGTAAATCAAGCAATGCAGATGAAAAACAACCCTATGTTTAAAAATTTATTTTAACCTTCAAATTTAACATTTAGCTCGTTAAATTTGTAAAAAATTTGCAAAAATCGGGTTTATAAAGTCAAAAACTGATATTAAGACAAGTGTACATAGTCTTGATATAAACCGACTAATCAAAAGTGATGAGTCGCTAACCTTAAAAAATTAAAGGAGGAAATTTTTATGGCATTATCAGAAGAATCTAATTCAATTCCCGCTACAATGTTAGTAGGTCCTGCAAACATTTCAGGCGGTCAGCCTTATCCTGTATATATGGGTAATGGTGGTGGTAACGGTGGTTTTGGCAATGGCCAGGACGGTTGGTGGATTGTACTTTTAATCATTTTACTTGCAGCAGGTAATGGCTTCGGTAACAATGGTGGAAATGGTAATGGCGTATTTGGTGGAATGCCTTACGTTATTAACAATGATAGCAATTCAGTTCAGAGAGGTTTTGACCAGGCAGCTGTTATGGGTGGCATTAATGGCATTCAGAGTGGTATAAATAATCTGTCAACACAATTATGTAATTGTTGCGGCGATATGCAGATGGCACTTGCAAACGGCTTTGCAGGTGTTGAAATGGGTGCTAATACAAGACAGATGGCTAATATGCAGCAAACATTTGCACTTCAGACAGCAATGTCACAGGGATTTAATCAGCTGGGTTCACAGTTTGCCGATTGCTGCTGTGAGAATAGACTTGCAAACTGCCAGACACAGAATATTATTCAGAGGGAAGGTTCTGAAACTCGTTTTGCAGACGCTAATAATACAAGAGATATTATTCAGAGTCAGACAAGCGGTACACAGGCTATTCTTGATAAACTTTGCCAGCTTGAATTGGATGCTAAGAACGACAAAATTAATGACCTTGAAAGACAGTTAACATTAGCAAATCTTAAAGAGTCACAGACAGCACAGAATGCATTTATTCAGCAGGGATTCAGTAATGAAGTAGACGCACTTTATAACAGACTCAATTCTTGCCCTGTTCCTTCAACACCTGTTTACGGAAGAACACCTATCTTTACTTGTAACAATAATGGTTGCGGATGTGGCTGCGGAATGTAGGAGGTGAACGATATGGCTTGTGAATTTTTGTGGAATGATATTCAGGAAGTGCCTTTAAACTCACCGATATTATTCAGAGCATCTATTCCTTGTAATAAAGGCTATGTGTATCACGAAGACGAAACAGGGAATTTTATTCTAAGAGGTATCGTAAACAATTCTTGTAACTGTTTTGCTCATTATCAGGTAACATTTAATGGTAATATTGCTATCCCTGAAGAAGGTGAGGTTGTTCCTATTGCTATCGCATTAACAGTAAATGGAGAACCGAGGTTAACAAGTAGGGCTATATTCACACCTCAGGCGGTTGATGAATTTGGAAATGTAACGAGTACGGCAATTATAAAAGTTCCTAAAGGTTGTTGTTTTAGTTTAGGTGTTGAAAACGTACCTGCTACAACTGACCCTACAATAATACCAGCACCTGTAATAGAAGTACAGAATGCTAACTTGACAATAGCAAGAATAGCATAGGAAGGAGGATAGTATGCACAAGTTATATGAATTAAAAGAAATGCTTTGTAGAGAACTTGAAGAGTATGGCTCCAGGGAACTTAATGTTGGCGATTTGGAAATTGTTGATAAATTGGCACACGCTATCAAAAATATTGACAAAATTCTAATGGCAAAAGAAGAGGAAGAATATTCAGAACGTCGTGGTGGTTATAGGGATAGCGGTAACAATTATTATCGTGAAGGTAACTATCGAGATGGAAGTAATGACTATGAAGAAGATGGTAATTATTATCGTGAAAATTCTTATGCTCGAGGACGCGGAAGATATGCACGTAGAGATTCAAGAGGCAGATACGCAAGTTATTACGAGAACGAAATGGTGGATGAACTTAGGGCATTAATGAAAAGTGCTCCTGATGCCAAAACAAAGCAAGAATTCGAAAAATTTATACAGAAAATCGAACAAACTTCATAATTAATAATGCAAACAAAATCAAAATACACAGGCTACAAAAAGTCTGTGTATTTTATTGACATTAAAAATATTATGTGATAATATATACATAAATAATAAACCACATTAAAAACCAAAAGGAGAAAAAATGATAACAGTTGAAATAAGACAATCACTACAATACAAACAATATCAATATAGTGGATATGTTAAATTCGATTATGATGAAAAAATTGTTAATATAATGAGAGAATTACCATTCAGGTATTTTTATCCTGAAACAAATGAATGGGAAGTTCCTTCAAATAACATAACAAATTTAGTTAATATGTTTAGGTCAGTTAATTATGAAGTCGAAGTTAAAGGATGGGAATTAATTAAAGGATTGAACAAAAAGAAAATTCCTAAAAACTTTTGTTTCAAAACAAAACCTTATAATCATCAGATAGACGGAGTCAACAAAGGGCTGAATTGTAATAAATGGTTTTTAGGTGATGAACAAGGATTAGGTAAAACAAAACAAATAATTGATATAGCAGTATCACGAAAATTATTATTTGGATATAAACATTGTTTAATTGTATGTGGTGTAAATACTTTGAAGTGGAATTGGGTTAATGAAATACATACTCATTCAAACGAGAAATGTATGATATTAGGTCAAAAAACTTTGAAAAATGGAAAAGTAAAAATAGGAAGTACAAAGGATAAAATAAATGATATTAAAAGTTTATTAGAAAAAGATAGTGATGTGTACTTCTTAATCACTAATGTTGAAAGTTTTAGAGATAAAGAA